CAATACTACGTTAACAACTATCCTAATATATTTCCAACAACTGAAGATATTACAGACGAAGCTATATTTGCTAGCTTTATATCAGAAGATGTATCAGCAGATATTATTAACCAAAGAGTTGAAGTATCACAAATTGGTGGTGCATTCTTAGAACAAGACTTTGCTATATCAACAGAACAAGCACAAAGACTTATTAGTGCAGGTGTTTCAGGTACAGGTGCGCAACAGTTAGCAGCTAGAGCAGAGACACAGTTGCCTAGGTTACAAAGATTGGCTAGCAGGTTTACTGGTAGAGAAGACATCTTTGGTTTATCAGAGTTTATAGAAAGTGAAGTCTTTGGAGATGGTGTTGCAGACCAAGTTCGTGCAAGACTTGAAGGAGAACAAGCTACAGTCTTTACGCAAGAAGGTGGCGCAGCAGCTACACAAGCAGGTATAACTGGATTGGTTGAACAATAATGTTTAAATGGGTACGTGCTAGAAATAAAAAAGGTCACTACAAGTCTGACAAAGCATGGACATGGTGGAATGACGCTTATAAAATTATATTAACAGAAACAGGAAAAAAATCATTAACCGTGTTTTTATGTGTTATACTAATTGTATTGGCGTTGACAGTATCCGCCAAGTAAATAATAGATCATCACTCTGGTTAAGGGTTCCTACGTCCTTACCACGTATTTAATTCGTAGAGGTGTTGTATGCGTATGTTACAGCGCCCATTCAACATGTAATAATAATTATGTAACCACTCCCAATATGTACCACACCTTATTGGAGAACGGTGTAATTGTGTGAGAAATGGAGATTATCAAATGACAGATAACGGAGAACAAATAATGGACGGCAACGATACCAACGAAGGTATTAAAGGTTTAAGGGATAAACTTAAATCAGTTGAGCAAGAGAATAAAGAACTAAAGAATGTCGTAAAGACTTCTATGTTTAAAGATGTTGGACTAGATCCAAACTCTGGTACAGGTAAAATGGCTTTCGATCTATATGACGGAAAACCAAATACTTCAGAGTTAGGTCAATGGCTTAAAGACACTTATAACATCGATACACAGGTACAGCAGAACAACGAAGTAGCTGCTGCAAAGATCGCTGAAAGTGACAGTAAGTTAGAACAGATACAACAGAACTCATCTGCACAACAACCTGCTGATTGGACACAGAAAATGCAAGACGTTATTGGTAGTCCAGAGACTTCTGTAAGAGATAGTCTAAGGGCAAAAATTGCCTTACAAGAACAACAAAAAAATCAATAAACCAATTAACTACAAATAGAAGGGACGTAGAAAATGGCAGCAATATCAGGTGCAAATCCAGTAGTCGCTAGTGACGTGAACAACTTTACTGGCGAATTATTTAAAATAACACCTCATAGAACACCACTACTCGCTGCTGCAGGTGGTTTGAATGGCGGAGTTGCTACAAACAGCACATTCTTCCAATTCCAAACACAAGACAATGCGGCAGTTTCTGCAGTAACTCCTGATGACGAAGGCGGCGCGCCTAATTATTCAGGACGAAGCAGAGCAGCACAACAAGGTGTTTTACAAATATTCCATGAAGCCGCGCAGATTTCTTATACTGCACAAGCTGCTTCTGGAGAAATAGTACCGTTCAACTTAGCGGGCAACTATAAAAACTCTGATCCTGCATTAGCTTTAGCAGGAACTAACCCAATCAATGATGAGCTTGCTTATCAAATGGAATTAGTATTAGAGACAGTAGCTAAAAAAGTAGAGTGGGCAGCATTCAATGCTTCCTACAACGATGGTACAACAGGCAACCGTCAGATGAGAGGTTTGAAAGAACATCAAGATCTATCAGGCGGAACTGCAGTAAATAACGATGATGGTGCAGGAACTCCTGCAGCACAAAAACTAAACTGGGACATCATAGCTAGTGGTATGAAGGCGTTGTATGACGCAGGCGCACCAATGAAACAACCAGTTCTCTTTGTATCTCCAACAATGTTGTTGGATCTTAACAAGGAACTCGTTAAAGCTACAGTTGGATCTGTAAATTATGGTATCTTACCAAGAGACAGAAATGTTGGAGGTGTTGACATTGATACAATCGTTACACCATTCGGTTCAATCGGACTAGCATTATCTGACTTCTTACCAGCAGGTACTATTTCAGGTTCTAAGCAAGCATTTATCGTTGACCTTAGTTTCGTTAAACCAATATTCTTAAATATCCCAGGATATGGAACAATGTTCGTTAGAGACTTAGATCAAGCAGATAACGCAAGAATTGCTAAAGCTGTATACATGGAAATGGCTATGGACTTTGGTCCACAACAATACCATTGTCAGATCGATAACGTAATAGGTTAATTCCTATTCAATAATTACTCAAACACCGCTATTCCACCATAGCGGTGTTTTGAGTATGTTAGAATTTACAATATGGTATACGGTAGAAGTAAAAGCGAAGTAGCTTTAATAGACATTTCAGATGACGCAAGTAACAGTACATCAGTCAACGTAGATAACATGCTTTTAGCAGGGATCGTATTCCCATCTGCTATGACTGGTTCAAACATTACCTTTGATTTTTCAGTAGATGGATCATCATGGGTTGATGTAGTAGAGACTGACGGCACAGAGGTATCATACACAGTTAGTGCAGGTAATGCAACACGTGTAGATCCTAGCGGTTGGGCTTTTGCTAGCGGTGGTTATCTTAGGATAACTTCAGACGGAACAGAAGCTGCAGACAGAAAAATTAAATTAATATTTAGAACTGCTTAAAGGTAGGTATTCATGTCTACACTAGGACAGCTAATTGATAGAACCTACAGAGAGTATTTACGACCTGTAGAAGAACAAGAACCTTTAACACAAGTTGCTAACTTAGATAGCATTACAGGTGGTCAAGGTCTTACATCAACTGGTACAACTTTACAATACAAAGAAGGACTATTTACACCAGAAGAAGAAGAACTTATTGGTGCGGGTTCAGTATTAGAAATTGATAGTGAACTTGTTATGGTTGAAGACATCAACACAGTATCGAGAGAGATAACAATTGAACGTGGTAGGTTAGGTTCTACTGCAGCAGAACATGCAGAAGATACTGACATTATTCTTAAACCTAAGTATCCAAGATTAAACGTAACTAATTCCATTGGCGATCAAGTCATTGGTTTATTTCCTGCATTATACGCTGTAAAGAAGACAACACTTACAACCTCATCTACACAATTTGTAGAAATGCCTGCAGGAACACAAAGAATTTTACAAGCAAAAATAGACAACAGTACAACTGGTGGAACTACTACAAGTTATACAGATGTACCACTTGAATTATTAACAGACTTTGCAGGATCTACAACAGAAGCAGCAGTACAGTTTCCTACCTCTCCAACATCAGGTAAGAGTGTATATGTTGTATATGCTTCAAAGTTTACAAGACCATCAGCAGAAACTGATGACTTAAATTCTGTATCAGGACTAGAAGATTTTCACGAGCAAATAGTTATGGTTGGTGCTGTAGCACAGTTATTGTCAGAGTTAGATGTTGACGCAAGTACACAAAACTATATAACAGAAAACCTAGAACAAAGAGGTGTTCCTGTTGGTTCTGGAGAAAGACTTAGAAATGCTTTACTTCGATATTATGGAGTATTGTTAGACAGAGCAAGAAGGGAACAGCGTTCACGATTTCCGCAAGGCGTAGAGTTATACGGAATTAGTTTTACCTAATGCCTTTACCATCAACGTCAAACGTTTCCAACCCGTTAGCTTTTGGATACCAAGCACAAATATCTGATGGTATTACTGATATACTTTTACGTTTAGCAGTAGCACCAGGTAGAGAATTAACTATTACTACTGCACCATTATCTGCGCAACAGGTTAACACCGCACAAGTACCTGAAGAATTTAGAGCAGAGTTTGGTCAGTCATACGCTAGATCAGATTTTTCTGGTGGTGCAGGATTAGATCAAGCACATCAAAGAGTGCAAGGAACAAATGACTTTAGAAGATTTTTTGATAGTAAAGGTATAGACGTTTTCAAAAATGCAGATGATAGTGGTAAAGCATACTCTATAGAATTATTAAACGAAACATCTGCTGTTACTGCACGAGCTAGCGCTAGTGCTTATCAAAACCTTATATCACATGAAGATGTTTTATACGTATCACAAGGTCACGATGTACATTATTCATCAGATGGCGGAGATACTTGGACAACTACGGATCCCTATTCAGCAGGTCCAAGTTTCAATGTAACAGGAATGGTGTTAGTCGGACACGAGTTGTATGTTTCATTAAATGACGGTACAGATAGTATTATTAGAAAACTTGACGCTGATGACATTCCAAGTGGTTGGAGTAACGTTATGAACTTACACTCATCACACGTATACACAGGATTATTTTATATAAAAAATTATGTTTTAGCTATAGACACAAGCGGACACTTACACGAGATAGATGGTACAAACAGTCCTCCACTTATAAAATCTTTACCATCAGGATCTTTATGGACAAGTGTTATAGACGGTGGATCTGTAATCTTAGCAGCTTCTGATGATGGATATATTTATGCTATAAAAGATGACAGTACCTCTGGTCTTGTATTGTCTGGTCAAACTTTTATTGAGGGCGAAGATATAGTCGATATGACTGAAAGTAATGGAATTGTTTTCTTTTCTACTTCACAGTCATCATCAGGTGGAGGCAAAATAGGTAGAGTATATAGAGGAACTATCGCAACAGATGGTGTGCTTTATACACTTGATGACAGGCAACTTATAAAAGAATTTGGAGACAACGATACAACAGTAGATAAAAGTCCTACTGCATTCTTTAACACAAGAGACCAAATATATTTTGGTGTAATAGATAGCGCAACAGAAACAGATCTATATTCTATTTACTTACCAACACTAGGGTATGCACGAAATATATATTACACAGGTACATCAGGTAAAGTAACAGGTATAGCTATAGCTAATGGTAAATTATTTTTTATAGTTGCAGCTATTGGTTTAATAAAAGAAGCTGCTACTTTAGTTGATGACGGTTATTTAATACTACCTGCTGCAGATTTTTATACTTCACAAGCCAAACAATGGATAGGTGGTCGTATTTACACTAACGATATACCTGCAGGTTCTAACGTATTAGCAGAATTTAGTACTGAATTAGACGCATTAGAAAATCCTAATGCTACAAGTTTTTCGACTTTAACTAAAATAGAAACATCAGAGAGTGGCAATGAAGTTCCTATGATCAATGTTATTAATAGGTGGCTAGTCCCCAAGTTAACAATAAGTTCTAATTCAGGCAGGACAGCTAGCCCAGAAGTTTACTCATATAGTTATCGTGCTTTCCCAGAACCAGAAGACATACTTGCACGTATTCCTATTAACGTTTCTGATCGTATAGAGCGTCCAGGTAAACGTGCAAAAAACATACCTGGTATAGGTAAAAAGTTATTTGACGCTGTAAAAAAATTAGAAGGTAAATCAGTAACGCTAACACTTTTTAAACCAGATGAAATAATTAGAGGTATTGTAGAAAATGTTACGTTACCTGTACAAGAGATTACTAAGCTAGGTTCTACTATGGTATTTTGTACTATACAAGTACGTGGTCAGAGACAAGCGTCTGCAACTGGAGAGATTACTTCATTAGGTGCGCTTGGTATTGGAAGATTGGGAATACACCAATTTGGTGTGTGATATACTAAACAGGAGAAATTAGAATATGGCAAGTACAAGAAAAGCAGCAGAGACATTTACAAGGAATGCGTTTGAAACTACGCTATCTAGTACATTCGGTGCTACAGACACAACAGCAACAGTAGCTTCTACTTCAGGACTAACAAGTCCTTGTTATTTAGTTATTGAACCAGATAGTGCAACACAGCGTGAATATGTATTTTTTGATGGTACATTTACTTCTACACAATTAGTAACTTCTACTGCAGATAACAGATACTTAACAGGATCATCAGCAGCTTCAGGACTATCACACCCACAAAACTCCGTAGTGCGTATGGTCCCTGTACAACAAGTATACGAAGATATGTTTGACGCAATTGGTCAAGTAGTAGATGTAAGTTATGCTTCAGGTACAGCAGGTACACCTAAATTAGCTGCTAACTTAGACGCTAACAATAATAAAATTACAAACCTTACTACACCTACAGCAGCAGCAGACGCTGCAAATAAATCTTACGTTGACGCACAAAGTGTTACTTTGCTTGATGAAGATAACATGGCAAGCAATAGTTCAACACAAGCTGCTACACAACAATCTATAAAAGCATACGTTGATGGACAAGTTGCTACAAAAGCAAGTCTCGGATTAGTAATAGCTTTAGGAGGTTAACATGAGTATGTTAATACTTCTTAAAGAAGGTGGTAGTTTAGGTATAGATACAATAGGTAATAAACCTATTGACGAAGATTTAGATTTACTACCTGATACAGGTACTGCGGGTCAATCAATGGCATTTAGATTGATAATGAGAAGTCTATCTACTACTTCTACAGGTTCGGGATCAAAACCTCGTGCTATAGTTATGGGAGATAGTTAATAATTAATTACTAGGAGAATAGAATATGGCAGAATTATTTAAGACAGTCAATGTAGCGTTAGGCGATAGCGCAGACGCTGTAGTTTATACAGCTAACACATCAGGATTAGAAACAGCAATTGTTATACATTGCCAAGTTGCTAATGTTGATGGTACAAACGCAGCAGATCTTAACATTGACATGAATGATGGTTCGACTGTAGCAGCTTTAGTCTCAACTTTATCAGTTCCTGCTGATAGTGCAGTAAATCCTATTGGAGGAAAACTTGTACTAAAAGCAAATGATGAGTTAAGGGCATGGGCAGGCGCAGCTTCAGATCTTGAATTGACACTTTCTTTATTAGAAATTACTTCATAGGAGATACAACATGCCAAATAATTTTGGAATTATAGGTAGTATCCCTGACCAAAGAAGTACTAATAGCGGTGTTTATGATCTTAATGAAATAAACAATTTACAAAGTTCTAGTGAGTGGAGTAATAAAAACTCTTTAACTTTATTAGAAACTATTGATTATAGTGCTAATAATACTCCATCACAAAGTTTTACAAACTTAGAAGAAACAACATTTAAAGTACATCTATTACAAGTTACTAAACTAATACCTGCTAATGACAATTTGTCTGTAAGACTGATGGCATTTATGAGTGGTGGTGGAAGCGTTACAGGTACAAGTGACTATACATATCATCAACTAAGAGGAGATGATAATAACACTTTTAATAATGGTAACTCAACAGGAGATACAAGAATTAACATAGGAATAAATCAAGGTAATGGTGGCAAAGAAACTCTATCAGGAAGTTACTGGATATTTAATGCAGGAAATAGCGCAATGAGAACTGCAATTTTAATTGACACCAATATGGAAGATGATCAGGGCGATACAAAATTTATTAGAGGTGTTGGTTCTATAGATTTAGTTGATGATGTAACTGGTTTTAGAATAGATGTAACATCAGGCAACATGGAATTATTAAAAGCTAGTTTATATGGAGTTCAATAATGGTAGGTAAATGGATAGGTGCTGCACCAACTCAAACTGAAACAGCAAACTCAGGTGTTTTTAGTATTTCTGATATACATTATTTAAAAGATGAAGATGAGTACATTAAAGATTTTGCTTTTCAATGCGAGTACCTAGTAGTTGGTGGTGGAGGTCATGGTCCAGGTGGATTTTCAGGAGGTTATGGTCCAGGTGGTGGCGGTGCAGGTGGATTAAGAAACTCATACAGCGGCGAAAATAGTGGTGGTGGTGCTGCAGGAGAAGCTACAAAAGGTATTGTATTAGGTCAAACATATAGTATTACTGTTGCAGCAGGTGCTACAAATGTAGGCACAGGAAATTTAGGAGTTCCTGCTCAGTCTAGTAAATTTGATACTATTGCAGCAGTAGGCGGAGGTAATGGAAACAGATTTGGAAGTACATCTAACTTAAAAGCTAGTGACTATGGGTCAGGTGCAGGTCAAGCAGGTAGAGGTTCAAGTGGTAGTTGGAACACATATCTTTTTAATAACCCAACACAAGGTTTTGTAGGTGGAAATAGAAGCGGTTACCAAGGCGGTGCAGGTGGTGGTGCAGGTGGTGCAGGTGGTACAGGATATAGTACTGGTGCAGGAGTAAGTTCGTCTATTACTGGTAGTGCTGTAAATTATGCACAAGGTGGTGCAGGTGGTATTAATACATCTTTTTTTAATGGGGTAGCAGGTGCTGCTAATACTGGTAATGGAGGTCGAGCAGGTGCTTATGCTAGTTCAGGATATGGTAGTACAAATGGAGGTGCAGGTGGTTCAGGTATTGTTATATTAAGATACCCAAACTCATACAGTATTAGTGTAGGTGGAGGTTTAACAAATGGTGGAGAACAAACAGATGGTGCAGATAAATATATAAAAATTACTGCAGGTACAGATACTGTGAGTTGGAGTTAATATGTTTAAACCTTTACAAAGTTTTACAGTTTCATCTAACTCATCAGATATTACATTAGATAATATTTTTGATACAAGTAATAGTGTCTATATGGTAATAGCAGATAGCTTATTAGCTACTTCTTCTGAAGGTACTGTATCTTTACAGCTTATTAATTCAAGTGGTACATTAGATGAAACAGCTTATGAATATAATGGTTATCAATTTACATCTAGTGCAGGTTCAACAGTTAACTTTAACAATACAGATGACACTAAGATCGATAAAATAAGTGGTGCAGGACCAACTGATGGTGCAGGAGGTTTTGTTATGTATGTGTTTAATCCAGGACAATCTGGTAAAACATTTATATCAAGTCAAGGTGCATACGCTATGAACAATGAAGCAGAGGGATTTAGTACTAAAGGTATGCAAAATACAGCAGAAGCACATAGAGGTTTAAAGTTAACCTTTAGTAATAACTTTAGTAGCGGGAACATTACAGTTTATGGAGTGTATTAAATGTCTATAGTAGAAAGCAATTCAATAGAACTTATCGCTAGTGCTACTGTTACAGGTGGAGAAACTGAAGTATTCGTTGAAGGCATGACTGAAATAGGAACATATTTATTAGTTTTTAACAATGTAGCTGACACAGACGCAGGTGCTAGTTTGCGCTGCGACCCTTCGTACAATACAAACTTTGATGGTGCCGATAGTTGGTATCAAGCAGGTAGACAAATGAAGAATGCTACTGTTACTAATCAAGCAGCTATCAATATTAATGGTGACATAGTAAGTTATGCAAATACTGGTTCAGCTTATGAAACCAATGGTTATGCTTATCTATATCAAGGTAACGATTATAAAGATGGTGTTGCTGACACATTTTTTAAAATAACAAGTTTTGCAATAACTTACAATGATACTGATTTTATAACACATGACGAAAACCTAATGTGGAATAATAGTCTTTTCCACCCTAATGGATTAAGATTATTTCCTAGTACAGGTGCTTTTGAAACAGGAGAATTTAGATTATATAAATTTAGGACAGGTTCATAATGGCACACTACGCATTTATAAGAAATAACAAAGTTGTAGAAGTTATAACAGGTAGAGATGAAACTGATACAGATAATTTACCTGAAGGTTTTTCTGACTGGGAAGAATACTATGCTACAAAAAGAACTGGTACTGTATGTAAAAGAACTTCTTACAACACAGTAGAAAATACTCATATAGATAGTGGCACACCTTATAGAGGTAACTATGCAGGAGTAGGTTATATATATGATGAAACTAATGATGTATTTTATCCACAAGCACCACATGATAGTTGGGTACTAGATGAAACTATTTGGAATTGGAAACCTCCAGTAGAGCTACCTGATGACCATGATGAAGTAGCATACAAATTTAATAATGAAACTCAAGAATGGGAAGAAGATATAAGTTAGCAACTGTTAAGGTGGAGTATGGCAAAAATAACATTCGCTTGTTTAGATCAATTAATATTACAAGACACTACAGTACACCCTAAACCTATAAGCGAAGTAGTTCCTTCGTGGTTTAAAAACATTCCTACTAATTTAAAACAAGAACATCAGTTTGAATATACATCTAAAGTAAAAACAGTTAGACAATGTCCTAGCTTTGTAGATATATTTAAATATGGATATGTGTTACTAGCACCTACTGATATAGTTTTACAGTACGATAAAGAAACACAAGATTTTGGTTGGGAAATTCCATACCATTGGAAAACTAACAATGCAGAAAAACCTATAACAATACATGGTAATACACAATTTGTAGACCATTTACCTAGTAACTCTAATTACAATTTTGTATTTAAAATTAATTTACCTTTTTGTGTGTACACTCCTAAAGATTATTTATGTTTACAGTTGCCCTATCCATATTCATTTAATGATGATTGGACTTCGATATATGGAAAATTTGAAACATCTAAAGTGCATGAAGTTAATGTACAAATAGTGCATACATCTAAAAATAAAGAAATAGTAATTAAAAAAGGTACACCATTATCTATTTATATACCAGTAAAAAACAATCAATTAGATATGGAAGTTGTTGACTTTTCTAAGCGTAAAGATTTGCAGAAAAAATATAACAAATATAGTTTTACAATGAGTTCAAAATTTCGTAATGCGTATAGAGATTTGTAATTAACCTAAAATCGTTCTGTTATAATGTCCCTTATGGATTATTTTATAGGATTTTTATTAGGTTATTTTTTAAAAGAAACTCTACAACTTATTAAAAGAGTAAGTCAATGGGACTTAGATAATGCTATGTATGACAAAGAATGGGATTTTTTATCCCACGATGACCTACCATAAACATGAGTAGTAACGGTAACGGCTTCACTCAAAAGGAATTATTAACTATGGTCATTGAAAGACTTGACAAACTAGAAGAAAAACTAGATAACAAATTGGACAAAACAGAATTCTATAAAGTACTAGGATTAGTTGCTACGGTTGTATTGATCGTTGGTAGCTTATCTATGCAATGAAGGGTTACAAATTGTATTGGAATATATCTAAACGTATGATAGCTGTCTTTATAGCACAAGCATTAAGTGTTATAGGTGCAGGCAGTCTTGTAGGTATAGATGTATTTAGTTCTGCACTACTAGCAGGATTACTTGGAGTAGCCAACGTACTAGAAATCTTAGCAAGAAAATATCTTAATGATGGACAACTGACATACGATGAAGTCAACCAGGCATTCGGTATTCTCGATAGTAAAACACATAATGATATGAACGGGAGAGGAATAGATCATGGGTAGTGACGGTTGTTGCGGTGGTGGTTGTTGCGGAACTAAGTAAGTTCCGTGTTATATAAATTTAATAGTCTAGTACGGATATGTATCGTACTTTTTCTTATAATTCCTATTCCTGTATTTGCAGAAGAAGTACCTAATGAAGTTACTATCAATGAAGCATTTGAAGATAGTACATACGAAACAGGTTTAACTATTAGCGGAGGTAGTACTGCTGCGTATATTTACTGTAATGAACAAGGTAGGTATGGAACTACAGGTTGTTCACTAGCTTTACAAAGTGGTACTTATCTATTTGAGTTTGCAGAAGATGTATATGAAGTAGGATTTCTAGTTGGTGCAGTAAATAATACTTATGATGTAAAGTATTACTACTCTGATGAAACAGATGAAACTATAAACAAAGCAGCGCAATCTTGGGGAGAAGACGGCAATGCTATGTATGATGATTTTTACAAATCATTTACTGATTACAACAATGATGAAGCCAACACAGATAAATTTATTACAAAGTTTGAAGTTATATTAACTGATATATCTGTATTAGATACACTTTACTGGCAGTATGTAGAAATACCTGTTACTACAACATCTAGTACAACATCTACTACTACAACATCTACTACTACAACTACCACAACTACAACTGTACCTCCTCCACCTCCTCCTCCACCACCTCCACCACCACCTACACCTGAAGAAATTATTGTAGATGTAAAAGTAGAAGGTGTTGACAAGACCTATACACAAGCAGACGTTAATGATGGAACTATAGAGAGAGATCAGGAACGTATAGATAATGAAAATGAGTACGGTTGTTTTATGACTAACGCACAGATAGAGCGCGGGGATTGTGATATTCCTAAACCCGTAGAAGAAGTAAAAGATGATGACATCGTAGAAGAAGATATTATAATTGTAGAAGATGAACCAAAAGATACCGAAAAAGAACTTCTCGACAATGATGTTGTGGTACCTGATGTGGTCATTCAAGATGAAGATAAAGAACTTACAGAAGAAGAAGTTATTAAAAAGGATATACAAGAAGCTATTGATACCATTGAAGAAACTATTGTCATTGAAGAAATAGTCATTGACATTCCAGAAGATATTGTAATAATTATAGAGGAAGGAATAGATGAAGATATTATACCGATTGATAAAGAACAAGATATTGTCGAGCAAGACGTTCCACCGATTGTGGAAGAAACTATTCCTAAAGAGTTGGTTGAAGTACCAGTTCAAACAGAAGATGTAAAAGAACTTACAGAAAAAGAAATACAAGAGGAGATTTCACAAATAGAAGACATTGTGAATATACCTGTTATAGAAGAAGATGTTGAAAGTTTAACAGAGGAGGAATATGAAGAAGCAAAAGAAGAAGCAATACAAGAGTATGTACAAGACCTTACCGAAGAAGAAGTTGTTGAAGTCCTTGACGAAGTAAACGATGTTGGAGTACAAAACCTTGACCAAGCTACGCAGGAAGTACAAGATGTTGTGCAAGCTGTTGTTGAGGAAGCTATTGCTGATGTACAAGAATTAACAGAACAACAAGTAGAGACTGTTGCAGAAGTTTTAAATTTAGATAAAGCAGAAGACGTTGCTATTGTCGCAGAAGCAGTTAAGAATGATGAAGCAGTAGCAGAAGCAGTAGAAGTATACGTTGCTAAAGCTGTAGAAAATAAAGATGTAGAAGACTATACACTTGCCGATGTAGTTACAGAAGTACAGACAGAACAATTCTTAGCAGATCCTATAGGTTCTTTTATAGATATACAAGTACAAGACATAGACCTTACATCTTTAGGTAATGATATGACTGATGACCAAAAAGAAAAAGCACAAGAAGTTGTAGTACCAGTTATCATAGCTTCGCAAATTATAGCTAGTGTCTCGGTGGTACCAGTTAGAATAAGAAGAACATGAAATACATTAAGAAATTTATTAATTGGTTAGGAGAGATCCTTAAAGAAACATTAGCACAAACCTTTACATTACTTGGTTTTTTTATAGCATGGCTAACCCTTACTGGTACAGCTAAGGACATAGTTGGTATTGCTATACTTATATCATTAGGTTTATGGTTACTAACAATAGGTTTACGTAAAGATAAACCAGAAGCAATAAACAAAAAGAAAGTGAGCAGGTAATGCCTTACAGCAAAACAGGGAAGAAAAAAAGATATACTTCCAAGCGTAAGAAAAAAATGACTAAGTAATAGTCTAAAGGATAGAATATGGCAATAGAGTACAGAGGAGAAAAGTTCTCTGGTTACAACAAACCTAAACGTACACCTAAAGCTAGTAAGTCACACGCTGTACTAGCTAAAGAGAACGGTAAGGTTAAGTTAATCAGGTTCGGACAACAAGGCGTTTCAGGGGCGGGCAAAAAAACTGACGCTAAGTCTAAAGCAAGACGTAAGTCTTTTAAAGCCCGACATGCGAAGAACATAAAGAAAGGCAAAATGTCTGCAGCTTATTGGGCAGATAAGGTAAAGTGGTAACATGGCAAAAAAAAGTAAACCCGTATGGGACAAACCAAGACCTAGTGGATTGGGTAAGAGCAAGAAGCTAACACCTGCACAGAAGTCTAAAGCTAAAGCAAGAGCTAAAGCTAATGGTCGTAAGTACCCTAATATGGTGGATAATATGTGGGCAGCAAACAGATAATATATTTTGAAAGTATCTTGTCCTAAATGCGGACAACCACTTGAAGTACAGGTAAAACCTTATAAATTATACTGTACAAACCCTGATTGTTTAGACTATACTAAGATAAACAGGGAGACTGAATGAAGATACAAGTTGTAAGAACACAGTTTGGCATTGACGCTACCAATGGAATGATGTTCATTGACGGTAAGTTTGAATGCTACACACTAGAAGACCAGTACCAAGCAGTAAAAGTAATGCACGAAACCTGCATACCAGAAGGTACATATCAAATTAAATTCAGAAAAGTTGGCGGATTTCACACTAAGTACAGCGCAAGATATAAGAATGCACACTACGGTATGCTTGAATTACAAGATGTACCTAACTTTAAATACATATTAGTTCATTCTGGCAACACCGATGAGCATACTTCGGGTTGTATATTGACAGGAAATACTCAACAAGATCTTGACTTAGGTAAAGACGGTATGATTGGACAGTCACGTAATGCTTATGAACGTATGTATAGAAAAGTATCTGCAGTATTACTACAAGGTAAACCAGTCACATTAGAGGTTAGCAAGATAAATCTCGATGGTTCAAGCGAACCACAACAAAGTTCCGATAGTAAAATGTTACATGCTATTCACGAAAAAGTGACACGCATTGACAGTAAGCTAAGAGGAAAACCTATTATATAGATTGGAGTAATATGAGTGACGAACTAAAGCAACTTGTTGAAAAAGTTGTATGGACATTCATCGAAGCATTCGGTTCTGCTTTGTTGGTTGGACCTGCAATAGACCTTGAAATTACAACACTTGAAGCTGCAGCAATTGCAGGTGGCGGTGCCGTAATAGTAGTGTTAAAAGAGTATGCAAAAAAACAACTCGCAGGTAAGTAAACTTACCGAAACCCAACAGGACGTAGCACACAATAATACAAAGGAGGGTGTTGCGCACCCTAAAGGGTGGGAACCAGGAGTAAAGTTTGATTATAAAACTAAGACTGGAACCATAACATCAAGAGCTACAAGTAGTTCTACTCCAGAGTTTGATGAACTCTTACTAGAATGGGGATTTGATCCTAAAAAATATGCAATAGTTAATGACACATTGCGTGTGAGTACATGGGATATGAATGTAGGTAAGGGAGAAATACATCAGGCATGGGCATACAAAGCACAGATAGTTGCAACAGAAGCAACGATAGATAAAGAAGACTACACCCGTATAGAAAAATGGATACAGTCTTATAAGCGTAAAGCTAAACCTAAAGTAAAGAAAACTAAAGCTAGCTTTTTTGTTGCAGTTGCAGATTTGCAGTTAGGCAAAAGAGATGGCGGAGGTACTGAACTTATTGTTGAACGCTTCTTAGAGAAGATAGATCTTGTACGTGATAGGTATAACTTCCTACGTAAAGCAGGGGTAGAGATGGATCAACTTACTGTTGTAGGATTAGGGGATATTGTCGAGGGGTGTGTAGGATTTTACCCACAAGCAATGGGACCTAACGGCGTAGAGTTAGACTATAGAAATCAAATGAAGTTAGCTAGAAGACTTATTGCTAAAGCATTAGTCGAATGGTCTAAAGACTTTGATGTTGTAGTAGTAGGTGCAGTTCCAGGTAATCATGGAGAGAAACGTACTGATAAAGGTGTAGCACCAACAGGTGGTATGGACAACTATGACATAGAAGTCTTTGAACAAATAGGAGAAATCTTTGCAGACAAACCACAGTACGACCATATAAAGTTTGTCATACCTGATGAACCTCACTTATCGCTAAACGTATGTGGAACAAACATGTCCTTTACGCATGGACATCTTACTGGTTTCGGCGGGACAGTAGAGACGAAGGTTATGAACTGGTGGAAGAACCAAACGTTTGGAGGGTTTCATTCTGGTTCCTCGTCTATCTTAGTGACAGGACATTACCATCATTTTAGACAAGTGCATGATCCACGCACCTGGATACAAGTACCTAGCTTAGATGAGAGTACTTACTTTGAACAGCAAGCAGGTAAGAAAACTAGGCAAGGTGTAGTGACTATGGTTGTCAATAAGAATGGTCATAATAATTTAGAGATAGTATAAAAAAACGGGAGATAAAACTCCCGCTTTTTACATCTCATAGAATATGGCAGTATTAAATAAGATACTCCAATATAACCCATTACAAATTAAAGTCAAGTAAAAAAAAAGACCACCCTCGCAGGAGTGGTCTCTTTTAATTGGGAAGGAGACAACATCGAAGTGTTATCTACTAGACCAATATACCGTGTGCTATAATTAATGTCAACTTATATTTCATTGACATGGGGTTTCCTCCTTTACCCTTGTCCTTGACGGCAAACCTTTTAATTCATTTTTGGGTTTGTCGTTGCTAAATAAGAAATTTTATACTATCCTCTAATTATGTAGTACAATTATATTGGGAGGTATAATGACTGATATACTGACAAGTGATGACTTTATGTTATCCGAACTTAAACAGTCAGTTGCAAAAACTGGCAAAGGTTTTATCGTTGCAAGAAACGGTAAACCTATATTTATAGATAGTACAAAAGAGCTACAAGATTATCTTAAAGCTAACGATCTATATATATACGAGTTTGAGAATTGGAATAATGTTATTCACTATGTGTTTGTACGCGGCGAACGCGGAGGAGACTAAGACGTGCCAAACATTTTTACAGAAAAGAAGGAAATGAAGAAGTGGGCTATCGCTATGGCTAACGCATGCGGTGGTCAAGAAGTATCATGGACATCACTAAAACTTAACACACACAACCCACTTAAAGTTAACCAACTAGCTACACAATTTGTAGAAGATTACAATGAACAGATGTTACAAGCTATTAAGTTAGCTAATGGAGAGATAGAACTAAAAGATGTAGATAAAGTAGGCGAAGAAGAATAGTGTCACACACCCCTATTACTATAAACTTACTAGAACACAACTTAAAGAAAATAGATATGGCAAAATTAAATCCTGAACGCAGGCAAGTAAAACTATTGTTTACAGATACAAGTAAGCGTGAGTATAAAGTTACTGCAAAAAGTATTACAGAAGCAGAAGAAGTCTTTGATTTAATATATAACACTATGGAACAAAGTGTCACAGATATATTAAGAAAATATAATGTTGGCAAACAAACAAAAGTATGGGTAGAATATACTACCGAAGAAAAAACCGAACTAATAGAGGAGTAACCGATGGGTTGGCAAGACGAATACGATCAAGTAGAAGATAGACTAGCAAAGTTTTGGGAGAACAATCCCAATGGTAGAGTGTATACAGAACACCTATCTATATCAGATGACCACCAAAGTATTGTGGTTAGAGCAATGATTTATAAAGATGTAGAAGACATAAATCCTGTAGCAACAGGTATTGCACAAGACCAACAAGGTCCTAAAGGTGCTAATCAAACATCATGGATTGAAAATGCAGAGACATCTGCAATAGGACGTGGGCTTGCAAACTGGTTCGGCTATACAGCAAAAGCAAGACCGTCAGTCACAGAAATGCAGAAGGTGGAGAACTTGAAGGGTAGTGCGGGACAACAACCTACTCAACAAGTTACCAAGAGTGTAGCTAAAACTAGCAATAGCAATAGTTATACTCCTCCACAATCTGTACAAGAGAAGACACAGGGTGCAGTAGGTAACTTAGATAATAAATCTACAGAGGAAGCACTCGAAGCACTAGGTGTAGAAGTACAGGAAAAGAAAGTAGTTACACAGGGATCTATTGTTCCTCAATGTTTGTCATGTAGTAGTGAGCTATGGGACAACAGAGGAGATAAAGCAAGCGGTAAAATAAAAGAGACTTACCCTGATTGGAAGTGCAAGAACAGAGAATGTGATAACGGCAACCCACGTATCTATTACATGGAAAGTTTTAACGCAGAAAAACAAGCACCTGAAGAATGGTTTATGCCTAAAGTTGCAGTTGCTAAAAGTTTAGATGACGTAGAGGAAGGCGAGATACCTTTCTAATGCAGGTCATAATTAAATTAACAGACAGCGGAGAATTTGTAGACGTTGATTTAAAGAAAGTACCTAAAGGTTTGAAGGTAGAAGTCAAGGAGGAGATAGCAGATGACGAAGCGTGGTTTGAAGAAGAATAATCCATTCGATGGTCCAGGTTACAAAGTAGGTAGTAAAGAGTTTAAAGAAATGGTACTAGGTGTTATGGTAAACAAACACTTAGATCCTGATGAAGACTTTGATGTTACCCTAT